CTAGGCTTTTCGGGTTCGAGTTCTATCTTGTTATGATTATCATATAAACTTACCGCGCCTATTGTAGCAAGTACTACTGCTATACATGATGTTATTATTAGTATTGTTCTAAATATTATTTTCATCCTATCTATTATTAAAAATTTCGTTTGCTTTCTCAATTGCCTTGGCTCGTGCTTGGGGTCTAGAGTTAAACGCTTCAGATTGAAAATCTTCTAACATTAAAGAATCGTCTTCAATCCACCACCTATACTCTTTTAAGTTAAAAACTTTATGTACATCAATATAAATCCCCACACTATCAAACCAATCAACTAACACGCCGTATTGCATTGATAAATCTGTTAATCTGAACCATTCGTTGTAATCTTCACAATAATCAAATGTTAGACTACCAAACAACCACTTTTCAAATTCCTCTTTCGCTTGTCCTGTTAAATTCATAATCCTAAAATCTATTATTAATTAAATCAGTTAACTGTATCTTTGTATAGTATCCGTTTAATGGTACTGTTTTCTCTTGTACTATAGTTGCCCACTCTCCATTGTTTTTATTAAACAATAGATTACAATTTACACTATCGAAAACATTTCCAGTTTGTGCGCTATAACTAATCTCTCCTGAGAATATTCTGTTTGTAATTTGTTTATTGATAGCGTAATTGTACACATCTCCTTTTATATACTTCTTCTTAGCTTCTTTAATCAATGCCTCTTCAACTTCTTTGTCGGTTGCTAATTCATTAAAAGAGGCTACAGCCCATCCATCACTAAAACCCCAACCATCCATATTAAACCCGTACCCTTCGAATGTTGTTTTATCACACTCATCTAAAGATTCAACAAACACTAAGGCTTCATTACTAAAACCCTTACTAGCCCAGTACCATTTACCAATCTCTAACTTAGGCAATTCATCCAACTGCTGTTTCAATTCCTTAATCTCCTTCTTATGCTCTTTATTATGAGCCTTGTTCCCTTGTATACTTCTCTCTAAGTTACTTATTGATTGTTCTATCTCTTGCTTATTCATATCTTTTATTTTTACTTATAATTATAACTCAGTTTATATGGCATTGAAACGCCACATAGTCACGTGTTAGCATTAATACTTAGTTCGTTCTAATCCAATAGCTACTGCCTTTTCAGAAATATCACAGCCTATAAAATTTCTATTTAAATCCTTACATACTTCCGCAGTTGTAAAAGAACCAGCGTAAAAGTCTGCAACTAAATCACCCTCGTTACTACTTGCTTTTATTATTCGTTCAATTAACTCTTTAGGTTTTTGTGTGTCATATTTTAATGCTTCCTTATGTCTATAATTTACAGTTTTACAAACAAACCAGTCTCTACATTTAGCGTAACCATTTACTTTATATCTTTTACCTTTTTGGTTTTGCCAAAAATAACCACCGTTTTTAATTATTTCTTTGCCGTATCTTTCTGCTGTACCTTCTGCTAATTCATCTTCGAACGTTATGTTATGATTATAAATATTTTTTTTGTAAAAAACCACTACATCATGCTTTTCGCTCCATTTCTTGTTTGATGAACTACCACCTTTATAACACCAACTTATTTCATTCAAGAAATTATTGTAACCGAAAATATTGTCCATTATACACCTAACCCAGTGATTTATCTTTGTGTCCATTTGTAAATAAATGCTTCCAGTATCTTTTAAAATACGGTGCATTTCTTTTAGTCTTGGTATGTAATGCTCTTCAATTACTTCACGCTTAGGCTTTAAATCTTGGTAGTCGTTAAACTTTCTACCTGTTCCATACAATATATCACAGTAAATTAAATCTACTGTATTATCTTTCATTTCTGCCATTAACTCTAAATTATCACTTAATCTTATATCTATCATAATTCGTTTTTATTTATCTATACCGTACTAATGCTAACAAAATCTATATTTCAGTTTTAAACAAACCGCAACATAGTTTAGTCATTATAACTTACCCTCCTTAACTAATTGTTTATGCTTATCACCTACTAACTTAGTAAATAGTCCGCTAATATTCTCTTGACCTAGTAACTCCTAAGACACTTCATTCGCTTGCTTCTTAGTCGTCTCTGTTGCTGTAATAGTAACCTTCTTTGTTAACTCTTTCTTTTCCTTCATGTTTTTATTTTATCAATTTATTCTCACTATTATAATAATACTCTATAATTACCGCTTCTTCTTCAGTATCTGCTTTATGTAATTGGTAGTAGTAACAACTAAGCCAACTAATAGTAAATAGTACTGAGTTTAGTATAAATATATTCCTGTTCTTCATTGTTCTATGTTTAGTTATAACTACGTTTAAAGAGCATTAAAACGCTCCTTAGTCGTTCGTTAGGCACAATTAAAACATAGTTAACTGTTGTTGGTGTTTCTTCAATCTCTTTGTAGCTGCTTCAAAATAATCTTTGTCAAGTTCGCATCCAATTAAATCAAACTTTCTGTTATGACAGGCTAATGCAATACTTCCAGAGCCTAAATGAGTATCTAATATTTTATCCCCATCTTTAGCGTAATTCTGTAATATCCATTCATATAGCTTAACTGGTTTTTGGGTTGCGTGTATTTTTCCACCGTTATCTTTTGCGTCTTTCATTGCTGTGGCTCTTGGCATTTCAAAAATTCTCATTGCCTTATCAAAACTTGTCCACGCTAATTCTCCATCAGCTAAACTAAAATCTCTTTGCCCTTTATCCCATAATAACCAGCACATTTTTGGCGGTAAAAATTCAGTCATATAATTCCCCCCCCAAACTATTTGATTTTTACTTACTCTTTTTAGTTCGTCAAAATATTCTTTTTTTGGTATTTCATTATCCCATTCTTTTACACCGTAACTTTTCCACCCGTTATGCTCTTTTTCTTTGTTTGCTCCAATCCCGTAAGGTGGGTCAACTATTGCTAAGTCAAAGTGGTTATCCTCATACCTTGCCATTAGTTTCATATTATCTTCATTCGTTATTGTAATCATATTTATTTATTTTAATTCGTTAATAAAACTGTGCCTAACACTGTATAAAAGCCATAGAAAAAAAAGGCTCTTATACTAAACGTTATAAACAATAAAAATTATTCCTCTATCTTTTCTACACTAACTATTGTTTCATAAATTGGAGGGTCAACTAATAAGGCTTTACCCTCACCAACTTTAGGGGGTCTACTGCACTCAACTATTAAATCGTTTGTCCAATCCAATTTTTTACCTCGTTGGGTTCTTTCTAATTTTATTTTGTACTTATCCATAATTTTTCAGTTTATAACATTATTTAAAAATCATTAAAACGCTTTTTACATTTAGCGTTATAATAATACAAATATACTACTAATTTCATAAATACAAAATAAATACACACTTTATTTCAAATTAATTAATTTATCCATTCGTTTAATAATTACTATCTTTACATAAAAACATTATGAGAATACAGATAACAGAAAATTTCTACCTAGATGAGTTTGAATGTAGAGATAAAAGTGATATTCCTTTAGACGTGTTTAATAACATACTAGAGTTAGCGGAACAGATGCAGAAGATTAGAGATATATCAAATGCTTCTATAACTGTTAATAGTGGTTATCGTTCGCCTAACTATAATGAATCAATTGGAGGCGCAAAAAGAAGTCAACACTTATTAGGTAAAGCGTGTGATTTTACAGCTAAAGGATTAACACCTTACAAAGTGGCTGACCAATTAGAGGATTTAATGCAAGGCGGTTCAATTATTAATGGCGGTCTAGGTGAGTATGATACATTCACTCATTACGATATTAGAAATAATCCTGCGAGATGGAATAACTGTAAGTAATATGAAAGGTAAAGGAAAATTAAAAGAATGGTTTAAGAATAATGGTAAGAATGTAATGGGTGAGGCTCTTGATTTAATTGGGGAGAATACGTCTATACCTATCTTATCAAATGTCTTAGAGGGCTGGGGCGAATCATTAAAGAACGACCCAGAATTAACACCCGAACAAAAAGAGGAGGCTCTAGAACTGATTAAAATAGAATTAGAAGAGACTAAGGTTTATTTAAACGATAAACAAAACGCACGTAATAGAGAGATAGAAATAGCAAAGACGGGTAAAAAAGACCCCATGATGTTAATTACTGGAATAATTGGTATATCTGTATTCGTGTTTATGGTTGTGGCTATTGTATTTAAACCTGAGTTACAAGACAATAAGTTATTAATACACTTACTTGGAATGGTTGAAGGCGTAGCAATAACAATTTTTAGTTATTATTACGGTAGTTCTAAAGGAAGTAAGGAGAAAACACAATTATTAAATAATAAATAGTATATTTGTCATTCATATCTATTATTTATTGTTTAGAACCCCGACTATTAATTTAATCGGGGTTTGCTTTTTATATCAATTTCTTTTTATAGTGTTCAATTATCTTTTCCATCTCATTCTCATAGAATTGTTTAAAGTCTATCTTATCACTTTGACTATTTAATACAAACAAAGTATTTCTTAAGCGTTGGCTTTTACTCTTGCCTTCTGCCTTAATATCAATCTTATCAATCTCGTCTATCTCTTCCTGAGTTAAGTTTCCGTTAGGCTTAAAGTATATTACTCCGTGATTGTCTAAGTGCTTATCTATCTCCATGAACTCACTAGAGGACTGTTCTAGTTCAGTTATAAAAGTCATTGATACACTCTTATCTTTCTTTCTACTTGCTCTGTCTAATGTTACTTGTTTAATCATAAATTCCTATTAA